TCTTTGTAGCTGCATGTTGTGCAGCAGTTGGATCAGTAACATCTTTAATCTTTTTGTTATTAGCATCCCAATTAAAATCTGAGTTATCTTGTTGTATGGTATTAGCAGCATTATCAATAGCCTCTTGTCCCATAAAGAAACCTTGCTTTGAATCAGTATCTAGATCAGTTTCTTTTAATACAGATCCGGCTACATAATCTGTAAGTCTTGATGCTTGACTAGTAGTTCTTCTAAATTCGATTGCTGCTCCATTAGCAGGAGCCGATGCTAAAGTCGCTACTGTGTTACCAGATGACAATGTGTAAGATGTACCTACTCCATTTACTGTGCATACCAGGTGACTTGCATCTATAAAATCGAAAGTAATATTGAATGCAACAGTGCTGCCATTACCGGTATATTGGACATATGAGTTAGCCATTTGTTATCTATTAGTCTCCATTATTTGATTATATTATCTAAGCATGTACTTAGTTTAGTACACTATTAACTTGTCAATGGTGCTACCTTTAGCACCAGGAGTGGTCTCTTCCACTTTTCCAGATGATCTGTTAAACAATCTAGTTTCTTTTTTAACATTCTTAATATCTGTTGCTAGATCTTTGTATTTCTTTTTAGTTTTCTTAAAAGCATCTTTTTTATATTTATCATAGATATCTTGTATAAGATCTTCTTTTTTACCTTTAGCATCTTCTGTACCAACTTTAGCTCTTTTAAATCTTCTAGTTTCTACAATTTCTTTTAATGCTTGTTCTAGTGTTGCACCATTTCTTGTAGTAGTTCCTATAGTTTCTCTATAAAAATCTAATGCAGTTTGATCTTTTCCTTCACTGTTTTTTAAAGTATAAGCAGCTAGATCAATTTGTTTTCTAAACATATACTGTCTTGGTGGTGTTAAAGATATTTTACCATTTACTGTTAATGCCATAATTTGCATTTTCCAATCTGTAGGATCTAGTTGTGATTCTTTACCAATAAGGAATGGTGCCTGTATTAGTGAACTAATTAAAGATTCATTTACATACACAGTTGTTTCTGCTCTAGTAATTGGTTTACCTAAAAAATCTCTTTTAGGTTCTAAGTCTGCTATATGTAAACTATCAAAAATACGATCACTAAATGTTCTGTAATCTTTAGCCTCTAATTTAAATTGTTTTACGAATGTAGTATAAGGTGTAAAGTTAGATACTGTTTTACCTAAAAATAAATCTAATGCTTGTTCACTAGGATCATCCATTACTTTAATTAAATCACCAATACCTTTAGTATAAGATTTATCACCTATATTTTTCATAATAGATATCATCAAGGCACCTGCCATATCTACACTAAAAGTTTCATATTCTGGATTAAATTTTGATACTTCATTCATGTCTGCCAAGATTCCCCAATGAAAAAATCTAGGATCCATTCTATTATATTGTCTATATACCCATTTAGGTTTTTCTTTGGTTCCACTATTAACTAATATTGAATAAGGTTGCCATCCGAATGATCTCCAAAGATTTCTAGTTTTAAAATCTTTAGGTCCGGCACCAGTCATTTTAGGTAGATAAATTGATTTACCCTTAACAATAGCTACTTCCTCATAATCATTTAAATAACTATAACCAGTTAATACCATAGCAGTACCTACCATTTGTCTACCTATAACATCTGCTCTACCTTGAGGACCGGATCTATATAATTCATCCATTCTTTTAGAGTACCTACCTAGTAGTGGTGTATATTCAACTGCCTGTCTCCATAAGTTAGTAGGTGTCCTTACGAATGGCATTACAAATCTAAGTCCTGGCATACCATGTAGTAAGGTTTCAATATTTTCACCCATGCTTTTACTTTCTTTAGAAAAGAATCTACCTATAACTGGTAGTTGATATGCAAATCTTGCATCATTGCCTTTAAGTTCTAATTGAAAAGTATTTTCTCTAGCAACTTCTAATGACTCAATATATAAGTTTTGATGTTTTTTAGCATTCCTTACATTAGCAGTACCATTAGCCTCAAAAGCATCATCTAATATATCTTGTATAAATTTCTTACCTTGTTTAGAGCCTAGATCTAGATTTCTTTTTTGAGCTAGATTAATTGCATTAGCATAGACTGAACCTCTATAATTTAATTGTTTAAAAAATTCATCTCCAGTTATTAAAGCTCGACTTGGTAGTTGTGTAAAAACTCCAAACCAATCTGCAACTGTACCGGCAGCACCATCTAAACTTAAAGCCTCACCACTTATTGGAGATGCTTTAGACTTTGCACCTACTTCTAAATAATCTTGTGTTTGTATTTTAGTATCTAATATTGGATCACCCTGTGCTGCTGCTTTTTTAATAGCTCCCCACATTCCTTTAGAGTTCATTACCATTCCTTGAAATTGTGAAAAACCAAGTCTTACAGATTCTTTATTACCAGTAGCTAATCCACCTAAAATTCTTGCTGATGGCATACCTACTGCTTGATAAGCATTTGATAATAAGTTTACACCTTGAGTCCAATATGAAGATAATAAAGAGTTAATAAATAAAGATTGAGCTGCTCTTAAATAAGCACCTTTATGAACAGTATTTAAAACATCATCAACAGTTTTACTTTCAGCTATACTTTTAGCAAGTGCATCAATGTTTCCATCTAAATCATCAATTATATTATCTAATTTTTTTGTATCTACTATTTTATTACTAGCACCTATTTCAACATTACCTTTTTGAGTTGCTTGTGCTGCTGCTTTTATTTGTTTTTTTAAATTAAAAGATACATGTTTAATTACATTTGCAAGTTTATTTAATTCTGCAGATGAAGTTTCATATCCTTTACCTTTATTAATTCCTTTAGATGTATAATTCATATTATGTGTAGTAGCTACTTTATCAATCTGTAAACCTAATCTTTGTAAAATAGCTTTTGCAGCTAATATTTTAATTGGTAAGTTTTCAGTTTCTTTAGTAGTTTTACCCATTCCTTTAATAACATCTTCTGGATTCTCACCTAATTGTTTTGCTATAGCTTTTGCTGCTTTATCAGTTAAAACACCATCTCTCATTAATCCTAATTCTTCTTTAGTAAATAACTCTAGAACATCATCAATAGATCTTAAAGCTCCTTTAGCAGTAAAAGATGAAGTATTAAATAATGATTCAAATAAACTTTCAACATCTTCATGGGTAGTATTCTTTTTTACTACTATATTTTCTGCTGCATCTACATCTATATCTCTGTTCAACTCAGCTATTTTTCTTCTAGATTTTTTAGATCTACCACCGGTTATTAAATCTTGTATTACATCTCCACCTTCTTCTTTTATAATCTTTTCTTTTTCTTCTACAGTTTTAGCTTTTCTAGCTTTTTTCATAGCTCGTAAACCTATCATTATTTCTAGAGTGCTACCTAACATCATGCCTTCTAAAGTTAATTTTAATCGTGCCTCTAAATCCGAGTCATCTTCATCAATAGCTAGATACTTAGTGACTCTGTTATTTAAAACTGGATTATCAAATTCTACTAAAGCATTCGATAAATTACCTTCATGTGGATCAAAGACAGTAAAATCTGATACAGCACCGGCAGCAGTACCTCTAATACCTCTTTTTAATATAGTATTACCAAGTCCTAAACCTTTTAAATATTTATTAGCACCAATAAAACCAGTAATAAATTGAGAAACTGCAGTAGTTAAATTACCAACTGTAGTCTTAGGTTTATAAATAGTTGGCATTTTTCTTGTATCTAGCATCTCATAATTATTTGCTTTAACTTCACTTGGTGTAATAATATCTAGATCAAACTCACCTTCTTTATTTTGTAATTGAAGATACCCAGTCGTTATGACATGCTCTTGCAAAAGTCTTTCTGCATTATCTACTGCTTTTAATGGACCTTCTAAAAGAAAAGATGCTATACCATCAGTTAAATAACTTGTGTTATTTTCATCTGCATCATTATATAAGCCATTTACTTTAGGTTTGATACGAACTCTATCCTCACCTCGTTCTTCTCTTTGATTTTTTATTTGGTCTAATACTGAACTCATTATTTATTACTCCTTACCCAAGCATTATATTCATTCATTAAATCTAAAATTTCTTGTAAAGTGACTGTGTACTCATTTCCAATACCTTGACCTCTATTAGTCTGTCTTAACAAAGATCCTATAGCCGGATCTATATTTCTTATATCAGCAATAGATACTCTTGTATCTAAAGATCTTTCTTTTACTTGACTATCTTCATCAGTTGGTTGTGCATCTGGATCTATAATTAAAGCACCAAGTACATCTTCAATAGCACTTAATCTACCTCTAACATTAAATCGACTATCTCTGGTTGCTGTATCAATTTCAGTGACATCTGCATATTTATATTTATACTCAAGATCTTCTAGTAATGCTCTGCCATAAGATATTTTAGTAGCAGGATCATGATTTTTATTATTTCTTAAATATTGATTCCATCTTAAATTGTATTCTACTTTTAAATCTGCAAATTTATTTTTACCTTCTTTTAAATCCGGATCATTAAAATCTGCATTAGTAAATATAGATTCAACTGCACTCAACTTATCTTCTATAAATTCTGAAACTGCAGCATCTTGGGTAAATTTAGTTATGTTTCTATCATAGTTAGTTTTTTCTTTACTTAGTTTCTCTATGTATTCATTCCATTTTTCTATATCTTTACCGGCTAATAATCTTGATCCATTAGGTCTTTTAAAATCTTTTATCTGTTCTGCTAATGCTAATGCTAAATCATAATCAGAATTAAGGTCGGTGCTGTTTGCAATCTCTGCTATTACATTTTTATAAGACTGTACGACTACTTGATTAAATTCTGTTTTACCTACAAATCTAAATTGGTTTTGTGTAATATCTAAATTATTAATATATGTTTGAACCTCTTCAAGATTATTAGGATTTTTCATAAGAGCATCTTCAATAACAAATTGTAAATTTAACTTACCTTTTTCTTTTAATCTTGTAGCATTAGCACTTGCATATTTACTACTAAGTTGTTGTGATGACATAGAAATATAAGGATCAAAACCTTTATAAAAATAACTTGATGAATCTTTAACACCTAAATCTTTTAAATATGTTTTATCATAATCTTCAGACCAAGCCATAAATGCAGAACCATCAACATCATCTTCATCTCTATTAGATTGATCTGCCCACCAGGACTCAAATGCTAATCTTTTTTTAGTGTTGTATTCTATCCCTGCAGTTTTACCTTTAATATTATCATACTGTGCTATATAGAAATCTGACTTAGTATTATCTATTTCACCTTTATCTACTGCATCTTGATATGACTTAAAATTATCTATTCTTGCTGCTTGTTCTGCTTTAGCTTTTACTTCTTTATCTAATTTTTCACCTTCAGCTATAGCTACAGTTTCTAGACCTTTGCTTAAAGAACCTAATGCTTTTATTAATCCTTTACTGCCGGTATCTTCACCTGCATATCCTTGACCAAAAAATCCTTTTTGAAATGCCATTATCCTATTTCTCCTGTATTTAAATCACTTGATTTGCTCTCACCATATTTACCACCTTGAACATTCCCATATTGTGTGACTGCTGAACTTGCTACATCAATAAGCAATCCTGCTTTACTTGGTTTAAAGACATCTGGTACTTGATTAAAAGATCTTCTCATTGCTGCATAAGCATCATCATAACCAAAGATAGTATTAAGATTATTGTCATATACTTTCTGATCTAATTTAGAAAACTCTGATTCATAATCAAAACCTACATCTCTTAACACTGCATCTACATTTGCATTACCAGATTCTAATTGAGTAAGTAAAGCCTCATCTTGTTTTACAATTAAATCTCTCTCACCTGCCTCTTTATCTTTTGCTGCTAATTTATTTGCAGCTATGGCATCTCTATCTAATTTATTAAGATCAGCTAAGTATGCAATTTGTGAAGATTTTCTAGCTGCTTTATTTTTATCTTCTTGTGCTCTTGCTCTAGCTTTATCTGCTTGATATTGTTGCTGAGATTGTAATGCAGATAGACTTAATGCTGCTATTGCAATATATGTAGGATTACACATTCGATTCTTTTGACCTCATAATTAAAATAAATTTCTTGTTATACTTACCTATTCTTTTTGTAGCTACTGGTTTAAAACCACATAACTGTAACCACTTAAGAGACTGCCAGTTCTCTTCATATACCATGTTGTATATATGTTCATAATTATTATGTAACTTCTCTATCCACTTTTTAGATTCTTTAAAAAATGATATAGGAAACTTTTGTAATTTAGATGATGACAATAACCAGATTACACCAAAGCCTTCTAGTTCTGGATCCTGGTTAACACCAAACATTCCATAGACTTCACCATGTTCATCTACAATAGAATAGTTCTCTGCATCTTGCTGATCAAAGCAACTTAGCAAAGCATCCAGAGGTGTATCATCATGACTATATTTAACTTCTAGTTTATCTAAAGGTTTTAAATTCTTTGCTAACATAACTGCATCAGTCATCTTAGCCTCTCTCACTGTTGGTACTTTAAGCACGACTAGATCTCCTAAAGTAAAATCCTTCCATTTCTGCTGATACAATATTGGCAGGTAAGTAGGATGTTGATTTAACTGACACACTGTGT